TGAACTTACTTCACGTCTATCTCGACTTCGTCTCTGATCCCGTTAATGGTGACGTCAAAGTAGATAACCTACCATTCAACTGCTTCTTTATTGATCCCTACTTTCGCAAGCTTGACCTGTCGGACTGTAACTTTGTCTGGCGTAGATCGTATATGACGCATTCAGCTGCTGCATCCTTACTCCCAGAACACTATGAAGAGATTATGAACCTTCCGGGTAATCCTACGGGAACCGGTAGAGACGGACGCTTTCAGTACATGCCTGAATCATACGGCCAGACACAACAAAACCGTCTTGCATATGATGAGTACTACTATAGAGCGTTCCGTAAACAAAAATTACTCGTTGATAAAGAGACTGGTGAGAAGATCGATGTATCCTTCAAGGACCAACTGGACATAGAACGATTCCTTTTGGAGAATCCCCAAGTAACGATGATCGAACAGAACATCCCAACAGTTCGTCTTTGTATCTTGGTACAAGATCGTGTTTTCTACGATGGTCCTCAACCAATCGCTGGACTTGATACCTACCCTTTTGTGCCCGTGGTTGGTTTTTATAATGCGATGATGCCTTATTTCTATAACCGTATACAGGGCATATGCCGTTCACTGAGAGATCCACAGCTTCTCTACAACCGTAAGATCATATTGGCAGCTGATCTTGAAGAATCTGTCCTGAACAGTGGTTGGATATTTAAAGAGAACGCAGTCATTGACGTTAAACATCTGTTCCAGACCGGCCAAGGCCGTATTATACCCCTTAAAGCAGATGCGCAAATGACCGATATTCAACAAATACAACCACCGCAGATACCACCATCACACTTTCAGCAGATCGACCTGTTTAGCAAAGAATTAAACATGGTATCCGGTATCAATGAAGAGCTTATGGGCTCTGCTATTGATGATAAAGCCGGTATCTTATCTGCTCTACGCCAAGGTGCTGGGCTGACGACATTACAACCGCTCTTTGATCGTCTCGATTTCTCCCAAAACCTTCTTGGTAGCCTTATACTCAAGATCGTCAAGGGTAACTACGCCCCCGGCAAGGTTCGTAACATGCTTGAAGGACAAGAGCCAGCGCCATTCTTCTACGACAAGGCGTTTGGGGATTATCATTGTATGGTGGAAGCAGGATTTAACACTGAATCACAAAAACAATTACAATTTGCACAGTTAATACAGCTGCAAGAGCTCCTTGGTCCTGGGGTATTGCCCGCCAAGACGCTTATTGATGCTGCTACATTACAAGATAAACAGAAACTTATTGATGACATTGAAGCACAACAACAACAACAACAACAAGCGCAACAAGCACAACAACAATCAGAGATGGCTGAACAACAAGCACGTATCCAGCTTTCACAAGCACGTGCAGTTGCTGACCAGGGACTTGGACTTGAACGTGTATCTCGCGTTGAAGAGAACCATGAACTTGCTGTCGAGCGACGTGCTAAAGCCAAATCTGATGAGTCACAGGCTATACTTGATCTGGCCAAGGCGATGCATGAACTTGAGGGTATTGATATAGAGCATATGCACAAACTGGTCAGTATTATGCAGATGATGGCTAAGGCAACAGAACCAGAAAAACCTACGGCATTAAAATCTAGTACGTAGTGTGTTTTCTTATTAACTCTTTTTGGAGGGCCGTTTATGGCAAATGAGTGTTTTGTTACCGATCATCCTAACTGCGGATGTGGTAGTTCTCTTGATATCAAGAAGATCTGTGCGCGTTGTCTTGAAGTATGTTGGCAGAAGTCCAAGCAGATCTGGACCGAAGACCTTAACGTTAATACGTTGTGTTCACAAAAGATCCATGCTAAAGCCTCAGAAGCTCAATCGCTTACGGTTGATAACCTCTGTGCTACAGCAGCAAACATAACAGATCTTTGCGTAACGAACTTGCGTGTAAATAACCAAAACCAAGAATTGTGTAACATCAAGAGAGCGTATCTTGCATTCAATGCTGACTTCAGCTATACCCTTGGTGCTACTATCGATTTTAATGCCACCTTAGATGACCCTTCATCTATGTCTGGTACAAACCCTGCGCGCTTTATCGCACCAACAGCAGGATATTGGGAGTTCAATGTATTTATTAATGCATTTGACCTTGCTGGTTCTGATCTCATAACCGGTATACCTATTGGTCGTTTGACCGCGTATGTTAACAACGTTGCACGTCAATCATTGTCTGTACCGTTCTTGTCATTTGCTACCGATGTTAAGGCTGCATTAACCTGCGACCTTCTTCTGGCAGTTGGCGATATCGTTACAGCTAAGCTTGATGTGCTGGTACAAAGCCCTATTTCAGGTCTTGTTTCCTACGCAGGGACCATGATGATTCGTGGTGGCCCATTCGCCTCAGTTGCAGAGCCTTCAAGCATGTCTATCATCTTGAAGTCAGGTCTTTGCAATCCTAATGGTGGTGGTGGCGGAACAGTTACTTGTGTTCCATGTGCTCCTGCAACAGTTCCTTGTGAGGTTGTTGTTGGTCCACGTTGTGAGCCTTGCCCAGTAGTTTAAAAAATCAATCCTAACGATGTAGTTAGAGGTTGTCGGGACAGCTTCGCGAGATGGCTGTCCCGTATTTATAAACCTTGTCCGTCTACGCTTTGAGCTATGACGTGACAGTTACTACGAAAGGCCTACAATGGCAAAAAGATTTCACGGTACAGATGGCAAGAATGCAATGAAAGAAGGCAGCGGCATGATTCACGATGCTATGTCTAAGCCTTGCAACCTTCCAACAGAAGTTATTGATAAAGTTTGGGGTTCCAACACCGGCATGACTGGCGGCATCAAAGATCTGTATGAAGTAGCACAAAAACAGATCAAAGGTGATCGTGATGATCTTAATCGTCTTACCAAGCCCGGCAAATACTAATGCCAGGCATGATCAGAGGGCATAAGAAAGCAGCTAAGATCGCTTATGCTCTTTTAAAGACACCCAAAGATCAGCAACAGAAGACACAGCCTAATCCATCTAAACATCTTCTTGATGAGTGGTTTAGGGATAGTTCAACCGCACAGTAAGGATTAATATGATCGCCTACAAAGATGTCTACAAAGACAAGATGAAAGCCAAAGATCATAAGTGCAAAGGTAAAGGGTGCCCAAAATGCCACTAAAAGGAACTGCCAAGCAGAAGGTCAAAAAAGAGATGCATAAGTTCAAAGAAGGCGAACTCCATTCAGGCAGCAAGAAAGGTCCAGTAGTTAAAGACAGGGCCCAGGCCATCGCAATTTCTTTGAATGAGGCAGGCTTGTCCTCTAAAAAAAAGAAACGTAAAAAAAGAGCATAACTCTCATTCTTAGTGTTCCTTTCTACCTTTTTCCCCCTGTCACATACTCTTGTGGCGGGGGATTTTCTTGTATATAGTGATGCAAGACCCAGGCTTTGCATAAAGCTACGCCGGGCTAAAGGGAGAAAATCATGAAAAAGATGAGCACGCCATATAATAAAAAACAAACATTTGGTTCACAGGTCCTTGAACACCGTGCAAAGAATTTAACCATGGATGATGATGTCATTGAATATCGTCGTGCCATGGAACACGATATTATTGGTATGGTTAACAATGCAGCAACAGAAGCTAAAAACCATACACTTTATGCCAATAAAGACTTTTATGTTGTCTTGTTGATACTTAAAGAGAGATTTGCTGATACACCCAACTTTAAGGTATTTGCCCGTCAATCATGTCCAACACCAACGTACAAGCAATCAGTATGGAAATACCACCATCACACGAGCACCATTGAGTTCTTGTGGTGTATTCCTGATGGGGTACTGTATCATCACATATTGGCCAACCCAAGAAAATATCTAGAAGATAAAGAAACTAACCTTATTGCACAAACGGTCATCCAGATGGAGACCGGTCAGCTTCTCACCAAGGTTAAAAAAGAGAATGGGGAGAAGATAGACGTAGTTATTAAAAATCATAAAGAAGGAGACCTTGATGGAAGAAAACTTATCATCGCCAGTTGAGACAACCGAAGTTGTTGAACAACCAGTCCAAGAGGTTCAACCACAGCCGATGTCTGATAAAGAATACAATATGCGTCAGCTTCGTGAACGAGCAGAGCGAGCAGAGCGAGAACTTGAACAAGCTCGTAGATCTCAACAACCACAACCATCTGAAGAAGATGACCTTGGGGTAGAAGATGATGCATTGCTTGAGGGCAAACAGCTTAAGAAGTATCACAAACAACACAAAGGCAACCAACAAAAGACACAGGCTCAGCTTGATCAGATTACTACAGCGCTTGCAGCACTTCAGCTCAGAACAGATCATCCAGACATTAATACCATCGTAACCGATGAGAACTTGGAGAAACTTGCACGTGTCAAACCTCATATATATCGCTCTATTATGGCTAATCCTGATTTCGTGGATCGCGGAAAGGTAGCTCACGATGCAATATCAACATGGGTTAAACCAGACAAACACATCGAGCAAGACCGAAGACTTGAAGAGAACAAAGCCAAGCCACGAACATCTTCTTCCGTTGGTCCGCAGCAATCCGATACACCATTGACACGAGTTGGCGATTATGATCGACGAATCTTGTCTAATGCAGACAAAGACCGTATCATGAGAGAAGTTCAGTTAGCGAAGTCCTATAGATAAGCTCTCCAATAAACCTTTATAAGCCTCCTTTTTTAGGGATGAATTGCTTGATTCATCCGACTCTCACCCCCGGTACTCCTCCGGGGGATTTTCTTTGACAATTGTCTACAAATGTTTAACATTACTTCTTATAAAAACATGTGTGATATGATGTCGAATAGATTAAAACAACAGAATTGTACCTGCGCTAAGGACTTATGAGCAAGAAGCTAAAGTGGATTAGATTTATAGATCAGTTACCAACAGAATGCGAACCGATTATGGTATCAGCTTCTGGATATAGGCATATGTTATATACCCAAGGACCAGTCAGAGCAGACCATCTTGTTAAATGGCTTGAGGCAGACTTTAAAGCTAAATACTGGATCTATGTAAAAGATATGTAATACTATAGGCCTTCATATATACTTCTACCCCCATATGTATCTGAACCTTGCATATGGGGGTTTCTCTATTTATACTCAAACAACGTACCGCGCTTCGTAACCGCACACTACTTCGCCGTATGGGATTCGGCAACCCACTTGGACGTACTACAGATTGACTCGTCCTCATCTGCATAACTATGCAACCCTATTTCAAGGGAATTTCATGATTACAACTCCAGATACACTGCCGGCGCCTAGGAAATAATATGGGCGCGTTAAATCTTCTCTGATTGACTTGGAAGCCTAAAGCGAAAGCCATGGCGACAGGGCGCAAGCGTAAGCAGCGTGAACGACTAAGTGAGAAGACCCTATTTAGGGATGCGATAGTCTGAACTCTAGAGGAAACCTGGAGAGGGAGATTCGAAGAAGTTTCCCCGCCTAGAAATAGGTCATAAAGTAACAGAGTGGTACAGCAGACAATGGATGACGTCCTGCTTTCAGTGAGAACCCCGAATCTCATTATGAAGCTTGGCGCTATTACCAAACGTTTGCCAAGCAAGGGCGGTAGAACTTTACGTATGGCACGTTACGATAGACTGCCAACAGCACCAGTTCCATTGGGACCTAGTGGCGCTACGCCTCCGGCTACGCCTTTGAATCGTGTGGATAGACACTATGTCCACGTTAAATCTTTCCTGATTGACTTGAAGTCCTACGGCTTAGGCTATGGTAACAAGGCGCAAGCAACCAACTGGTGTGCAGCGTGAACGCAGTAAGCGGAAAGAACTACAGTAATGTAGTATGCGGTACTCTGAACTCTGATCGAAAGACAGAGAGGCAAGCTGAGAAGACTTGTCCGCCAATTTTCTATTGGTCAAAAAGTAACAGATTGATTGACGCAACAATGTCATTTTATGGTTTATATGTTGCAATTAACCAGCAGGTCACACTTCAGAACCAAGACCCTGTCTTGAATGAAACAGCTGAATTGCTGGGACTGTCCCTAAAGTGCTTGGGGACATTAAACTTTGCCTAAATACCTGGAAACCCTAAGGGCATAAGCCTAAGGCAATCAGAGGGAACTTTTAGTGATGACCTTTTGCATTTAAGGATTGAATTTGAGCAAAAATAATATCTCTCTTAACAAGAACCTCTTTATAAGAGTCTTTGAACTTTTGAGAATGCCTATCACCCCCATTAGGAAGAGTGGTAGTTTCAAATTCAATTATTTGATTGCAGACAGGTTTTTTAATAATGAGATATTTAACCAAGTCATGAATAAACAACCTAAGTTGAGAAGCCATAACATACCAGACAGCATGATCTTTTTTATTAGATTCCTTGGATTTAATAAAGGTTATATTGCCACCGAATTTTTGCATGAGCCATGGAAAGAAAAGCGTGTTAGTATTACCGATTTCAAGAACGCTTGCATACGTAGGATTAGGTCTATTCTTCTTAATGAGTCGGTGAAGTCTAAAGCAGCCTTCAGCATCAACCAGACCAGCAAGAAAAGCGATCTCAATCTGCGTCGGATAATAATTATTATGTATAGAACAGTAAGAAATCACATCTTCTTTAATGACACGATTTTTATTAGTTCGAAGATCTCTAATCTTTTCAATCAGGCTCATACGAAGATCTATAGTTTCCTGAGTTCGTTTATTGGTTCGATTGGGAATTACATCGCGTGCATACTCAAGCCATATACTAACCTCTTCTTTTTTAGAGATAAGGTAGGGATGGATGGCTTCAGCCAATTGAATAGCTTCTTGGTTTTTAAGGTTCCAATGAAAAGGTTTTTTCCATCTGGGACTACTTTTAACATGGCTGTAATAACCACCAATCGTATCAGAAAACCATTTTATGACTTCTTCTTTGGTGTTGTAAGCAGAAATCCTATATTCATAGACATGTCCAGATTGTTTAGAGTTGTATCTCATTATTTGAAAGCTACCATCGCCTTCAAGAAATCCAGCTATGTATGCCAATTGTTGTTGAGTAAGATTCATATTTTCCTCGGTAATGATTTGTATAATTATAGCGGAGAACTGAAGAAATTAAAAGACCCGCAGAGACTAAACGGTGAAGACGCAGATAATGCGTATGCTATAGTCCAAACCACCTCGAAAGTTGTGGAGGAGGGATTAACAAGACCTCCCGCCTATATAGCTATATAGGTCATAAAAGTAATAGAATTGAAGAATGACCGAAGACCAAATAACCAAAGACATGTTGGCAGCCACAGCAACACAGTACGATTGTACTGGCGGAGCGAATGGCGATATTCCGTCCAACGTTACCTTGTCTGACTTTGATACAGTAACCTCTGCGTTACTTACCAATGATGCTTGGATGATCTTGGATAGTATAGGCGCAGAAGATAAATTTGGGACCGGTCCAACTAGAGATGCTTATCTCGCTTTGGGTCATACCAATTTGTCTAAAAACCTGAATAACTTGAATGGGTTTATAAGTAAGTGGAATTATCCTAGAGCTTAATTGGGATAATAAAATCTTCACTAATATAACAAGGAAACCTAAGGGCTAACGCCTACGGCAACTTGAAGGAAGATTGTTACAGAGAATTATGATGCTTAATTTGTTTGATGATATCTCTTATTTCAGTAATCACATGATCAGGGTGATCAATGCCTCGGATCTTAGTATCATGAATCTTCAGGTACTGGGAAACCAATCGGCATTGCTCTTTCTTGATGATGAGATTTGGCATGAGGTTATCGCAGACAAGAGCACTGTTTGCTTGGCTACATATCCATTTCCAGACGGGAAACTTAGCCCCCTTGAGCTTAGATATGCTTCCTTGGATGCGTTCATTAACATAAATAAGTGGATCGGCAAAGATGTTGTAGATGCCAATGTAGGAATCAAAGGTTCTGCGTTTATTGGCCTGCTCATATTCATAAATACAAAAATTACCATCGCCATCCATAAAGCCAGCGAACCATTCAAAGAAGTCAGAGTCAGGGGCTATCGTTTGTTGAACAGTAAGGTCATTGCGGGTATATACCTTTGGTTTCTTAAGTTCAGCAATGGTATGAACAAAGTCAGATCTTTTATCTCGTCGTTCAATTCTTGGATGATCAAGGTAAGACTTAAGACTGATAAGTTGTTGTTTTTTAATGATACTATAGGGTTCTATTTGAGTGATAAAGTTACGCGCTGCATCAGTATTAGTACTGATTCTCCACGAAAAAACTTGCTTCCTCTCTTTACGAGTAGGCTTATAGATCTTACCTCCAAAGTGATCATTAAGGGATATAACCGTTTGTTCATGAGCAACCTCAAGGCCAATGATAAAATGACCGGATTGGATAAGGCTTACCCAGCCTTCAGCGTCAAACAGACCAGCAAAATAGTGCATCAAATTCTCCATGTTATGAGTTGTATAGTTACATATTACCATAACAAGCAATCGCCTGCAACGACTAAGTGTGAAGAACCAAGGATAAATTCTTTGGTGTGCCATAGTCTGATCTAGATCGAAAGATTTAGAGGAGGGAATAACAAGACCTCCCGCCCGTAAGGGTCAGTAAGCGCGAGCTGAAAGTAACAGAATGAATCAAAACGCAACACTCAGATCTGAGTGGGGTGCTGTCAACAATATCCGTGTGATGTTGTCATCAGTTGGACAAGTTCAACCATTG